GGTATTGCAGCATTTTTCTGACGCTGGCTTTACGCGTACTGATATCCTTGAAAACAGTGTGGAGATTGCCGAGCGCTGCAACGCCGAGATTAAAATGCATCAGGTTTTGTTGCCAAAGTATGCTCAGGATATTGGTGTAAAGATGTCCTCGGACGAATATCTTCGTGATATCTCCGAGTTTCTTCTTGAGCAAAAAGGTCTCCATAAAAATCAAGAGTATGTTGATCGACTCAATGAAGAACTTGAGATTATCATCAACAAAAAGTTCTCTGACTATTTCTTGATCCTATGGGATCTTGTGTCTTGGGCTGATAGCGCCGATATTGCTCGTGGTCCGGCTCGTGGGTCGGCTGGCGGATCGTTGCTGTCATATGTGCTGGGAATTACAGCTGTCGATCCGGTTAAGTTTGGCCTTCTGTTTTTCCGATTCATCAGTCCTGAGCGTAATGACTTCCCCGATATCGACTTGGACTTCGAGGATAAGCGACGGGACGAAGTAAAGGAATATCTGCGTCAGCGATGGGGCGACGACAATGTTGCTGGAATTTCTGCCTATACGACTTTCAAGGCAAAGGGGGCAATTAAAGGCATCGCCTCTGCTTTTGCGATTCCATACAACGAGGCGAATAATGCAACGAACTTGTTTGAAGATCTTGATGAATATAGAAGCTCTGAAAAGCTTGCCGAATTTAGGCGCAAGTATCCTGAGATCGAATCCATTGCCGCACGCCTTGACGGGCGCTGTAGGGCCGCCTCAGCGCACGCTGCGGGCGTGGTGGTGTCTAGTGTCCCCATTCACGATATTGCTCCGATTGAGATGAGAACTGAGGCTGTAACGAAGAGGAAGATTCCCGTCGTTGCTTATGACAAAGATCAGTGCGGCGATTTGGGCTTGATTAAGCTAGACGCTCTTTCTGTTCGCGCAATTACTGTGGTAAAAGATTGCATAAATAAAATCAAAGATCGTCACGGCATCGACGTGAGAGAACAGTCCCTTGATGTTGACAACCCTGATCCAATGGTATTTGAGGAATTTTCGGCGGGAAACATTGTCGGCATCTTTCAGGCAGAAGGTGCTGGTTATGCCAATCTGATTCAGACTATGGGTGTCAAGAACTTCAATGACCTTGTGGCTTCAAATGCCCTCGTCCGTCCCGGTTCGTATGTGACTCAGGGTGATACCTACTTGGCCGTTCGAGACGGTCGCCAAAAGCCAAAGTATCACCACGCCATTCTTGAGAATATCTTGGGAGAGACCTATGGGACATATATCTTCGAAGAACAGGTTATGAAGATTGCCGTTGATTTGGCAGGATTTAGCTGGGCACAGGCTGATCGACTTCGCAAGATTATTTCGAAGAAGAAGGATCAGGCTGATTTCGATAAGTACCGTGAAGAGTTTGTTCGTGGAGCATCCCGCTACATTACTGAGAATCAAGCAAACAAGTTGTGGAGCGATATTGAGAAAGCATCGCTTTACATGTTCAACAAGAGCCACGCTACGGCCTATTCTTTGGTATCGTACCAAACTATGTGGCTCAAGGTAAATTACCCGTTGGAATTTTTGTGGGCGACTCTTACGAATGAAATCGAGGCTGAAAAGACTTCTACATATCTCTTCGAGGCTCGCAGGCTTGGCATTGAAATTCTCCCCCCGGATGTTAACAAGAGTGAGTTGAACTTCACTCTTGACGACAATGGGTTGCGATTTGGCTTGCTCAATATTGCTGGACTTGGGGTTACTGCGGCAGTTGATATCATTGAGAAGCGACCATACGATTCTTATGAAGACTTCTGTGAGCGAACAAATAGCCGTAGCGTGAAGAAGAACATCGTTGAATCACTTGACAAGGTGGGATTCTTCGAATCTTTGGGCTGGACTAGTGAGTATGAGAAGGAGCGTTATTTTGGGCCAATTCTTTCGTACCATATCAATATGAATGACGAATCGCCTTTTGATGAGATTATTGCTCCATGCACCGAGGCCAACACATCGAAGGAATCGTCGGATATGTTCGTCGTTCGTGGCGTAGTTAAATCCTCCAAGCGTACTCCTAAATATTTCAGAATTGAACTCGAGGACTCTACCGGCGTTTGTTCGTCTTTTGCTGACAAGGAGAATGCGGTAATCAATAAGAGGGATTATCTTATCGCTCTAGTTGGCGACCAAACCATTCATCACTATGATGACTTCTATGCCGTTGAGAGCGGAGAGTCGCAGACGCCATTCGCAAAGTTTTTGCGTTCACATGTTTCCGCTGACTCTAACCTTACACCATATGATCACTTGCAGGAACACGGGGCGACATATGATATGATTGCAGATGGATCTACTCCCATATTGGGATTTGTTCTTAATACCGTAAAGTTTAAAACCAAAAGTGGAGTTGAGATGGCATCATTGTACATCTGGAATCCTAAGCTTGGTAATGTTAAAATTGGAGTCTTTGGAAATATTCTTGAGACTAGCAAGGTTCAATATCTTGAGCCATTTCAGTGGATTCTGTTCAAGGCGAAGGCTGGTAAGATCAAGGGCGGAAAAACTCTTGACAATATTATCTCTTGTGAACAGTATGCCAAGAATAAAGGATTTAAATACTGGGACGGCGCTCAGTACATTCAGCCGTGAGGTTCGGAGTCCTCGAAAAACTCTAAAGATTGGAGAAAATAAATGTTAATTGTCAAGGGCGGCGAAAAGCTGCCAGAACCTATTGTTATTGAAACGCCTTCATATGGCCTCAATCGCATTCTTGGCGGGGGTTTTTGGTCAGGCAGATATCATATTATGTGGGGCAATCCACAGGCGGGCAAGAGCACCTTCTGTCTTCACACATTGGCTGAGGCTCAACGACAGGGCTTTGTTCCGGTCATTGTAGACGCAGAAGGCACGATGACAGATCAGTGGATGGACCATTGCGGCATTGATATGGAGCATCGCATTGTCATTCGTTCTACGATTGCAGAAGAAATCCTTCAGGTTATGATGCCAATGCTTCGTGAAAAGCAGTCTAAGTATATCTTCCTTATTGACTCTGTTAACTCGATTGTCATGGAGTCTTTCTACAAGAACGACGACAGTATGGGCGGCGTCGGTATTCACGCTCGCTCTCAGGGTGCCTTTATTCAGAAGATTTCTAGCGAGTTGATTAGTGATGTCAATCATTGTGTCATTTTTATTGCGCAGCAAACCATCGGCGCAAAGGGGCAGTACTTCGTCACTCAAGGCAAGTTCGGCAATGCGGCAGAACATTGGGCTACGAATATTATTCGCATCAATGCCTCTGATTCTAAAGATGATACCGATAGGGATGTCGATGACAGAATTCTGAATCGCAAGGTGACTTGGCGAGTAGATAAGTCAAAGCAGAATCCTGTAAAGGGAACGAAGGGCGACTATTGGTTTAATCCAGACAGTGCCACCATCGATAACGATAGAGAAATTTTTCATATCGCAGTAAGAAATAAGGTCATTAATCGAGCGGGTGCTTGGTATAATTATGGAGAGCACAAATTTCAGGGAGAGGCCAAGTTCCTCATCGCCATGCCAGAATTTCGTGAGCAGTTAATTGCAGAGCTTGACGCTATGCAGCTTGCCTATGAGCATGAGGAGGTTTTGTGAGCATCCTCCCAGATCCGAGAATCGATAGAAATCATCAAGAAAAGCGGCGAGCAAAGATGGACAAAGCCACTCCAGTCAGAAATAGCGGAAGAGGCTTTAGAAAGGGCGATGCTGTTTGGAAAAATTATCTTATAGATTATAAGCATAATGCAAAGTCTTTTTCTTTGAACATCAAGGGATGGGCTAAGCATACAAAAGACGCTTGGAATGATGATCATAAAATTCCAATGATAAAGGTTATTTTCGAAGATAATACGCAAGTTGCAATTATCCCTTGGGATACGCTGGTAGAACTGGAGGAGCTTCGTGAGATGGAGTGAAATAGACGAGCCAGTTCCGGGCTTGAATCCGGCCATGTGCTATCACATTGGCAAAGATACTAACAATACAGTCTGCGGGGCTATGGCGACTAATTATCTGCCGCTGCCCGGAAAAATACCAGACATGCCTCTGTGCTCAAAGCACTGGGAGTCGTATAAAATGATTGACAGCGATGATTTGCTGTCGGAAATAATGAAGTTATTTTTAAACAAAGAGGAAGATGAAGATGGTACTAGAGAATACTAGAAATGCAATGGACGGAAATGTTGAAATCACACTTGACGAAGTGGCCGGGTGCCTTTCCTCAGAAGAATTCTCGGAATTTTCGAAGGCAATGGCGGTTGTACAAGATATCCTAGACAACCCCTCAACATATGTAGGCTCTAGGGCCTTGGTCGAAGCGGCAAGGCTGGCGGCAATCAGAACGAAGATTGGAGCCAGAGCACAGTATTATATGGTTGCTGAGAAGTCGATTATTCAGCGCCGACGAAAAGATTTAATGCTTACGATGTTCTCGGCTCTGGAGGAAAACATTAACACCCTCAAGCTCCTCGGACGTATCGAAGCAAAGACTGCGGGGATGCTGTGAAGGTAATTAAAACTTTAAAAGAGACAAAGGTTGAAATCAAACCGGCAAAAGCTAAGAGTGCCGGTAAGACAGTTCCAGCAGATGTGCAAGAATTAGAGACATCTTTGATGGGCGCAATTGATAGTCAACTAGAAAAATCTAATGGTACTTTCTGGAAGCAGAGCAATGGATTTGCCCCTTCTAGTACCAATCAATGTCCAAGATATATGGTATATCGATTTCGAGGATTTGAGCAGGAGGTGTCATTTTCCGGCAGGACTAGGAGAATCTTTGATCTAGGCAATCGTGCCGAAGAATTTCTTGGTGATATGTTTAAAAATCTAGGAATCCTACTTGACGAGCAGATTGCGGTGGAAATCGAAGATCCCCCAATTCGAGGCTTTGCCGACTTCCTTATTGACTGGGATGGTCCCAAGCCAGTAGAATGCAAGTCGATCAACGATGCGGGCTTCGTTTGGCGTAAGAATTATAGGAAACCAAAGGACGAGCATTATCGTCAGCTTCAGTTCTATCTTGAAGCTATGGACATGGATGAAGGCTTTGTAATCTATATTTGCAAGAACGATTCGGCAATGCTTCCATTGTTGATAAAGCGAGATAAGCCTTTTATGGAGAAGATTTTGGCAAAATATGCTAAAATATACAAAGTATACCAAGAAGGTAACATCCCTCTTCGTCCGTATAAGCAGACATCCGAAAAGTGTCAGCGATGTGACGCCAAGAATTACTGCTGGGCCGACGAGGAAGAAGGAATTAAAGTGTAGTTGAGCCTAGAACCGAAGATATGTGCCAATGAAGATTGTTTAGCACTTTTTGTCCCAAAAGTACACAATTCTATTTATTGTTCAGCAGACTGTCGAAAAGTTATTACTAATAGAAAAATATTAGAAAAATATCATTCTAAAAAAGCTTTGCAAAACTCTAAAAATAGAGTTTGTAAGACAAAAAATTGCAATACAATATTGTCAAGATATAATGAAGAAAAAATTTGCGGCGCATGTCAGGTTAATAGGTTCAAAGACAGACTCGAAGGATGGGGCTGGGACAGGGCCAAGCTAGATGAGGACTGGTCATACTGATGGGACTTGCAAGAACGCTTAAAGCAAAGAACACGAGCACCGGCACTTTTTTGTGCATAGATTCATCATCTAAATCTCTGGCTTTTGCTATCTATGAGAAGAAAGAGTCTGCTAGATTGATATCGGCGGGGAAGATAATCTTCCCCGCCGATATGTCAAATAGACTTAAAGTTATAAATGGCTCGGTACAGGCTATTTTCGCAGCCTTTCCAGAAATTAATCACGTTGTCATTGAGCAAACGATATATATTCAAAGCCCGCAGACTTCTCGTATTCTATCGTATGTTGTTGGACATATATACGGTAAATGCTTAGAATATTGTCCGGATGTCAGAGATGTCGAGGTTATGAAGTGGAAATCGCACATTGGATATAAAAATGTATCAAAGATAGAAAAAGCTGCTTGGGA